AATAGAAAATAGTTTCTATCAGGAAAGCAATGATCTATGTGAAAAATATGTAATATTAAAAGTTTCTGATGTGGACTTAGATTCAAGTCTTTGATTTGTTGAACTTTGTCATATATTTGATCTTGACCAAATATATCATGACCATGGATAGCGATTATATCTGCATCTTTTATATTGCTAGTATGTTTAAAATCATTTGACTCTATATCAAACTGCAGGAAGTTTTTATAATAACATCCTATAACCTTATCAGAACTATGCGGGAATCCTGTACCTGGATTGTAAATTTTCAACATACGGTCGTGACTAATATTAACCTTGTATCCAAGTCAATGGTTGGCTGTAATCTTGATACTTGCGCAGGTCTTCTAATAGTCTTTCTTGATCTGCTTTACCTTCTGCTTTCATAGCAGTACCATTCAAACTTGTGCCGCCACCGGGGCCTGCGATAGTACCAAACTTCTCGCGGGCTTCACCGATGATAATCTTGAGTTGTGCTAAGATAAAATCTGCTAGCCAGATACCTGCGCCCGGATCTTGCAATATCTCAGTCTCGGGTCTAGTCATATCTGCCCAGATCAACACACGCTCGCCTGTGCCCTTGAAGTCGCGCACAGTACGCAATACTTTAGTGACAGGGTTAAAAGTATAAGTGACATAACCACCAAACATACGCGCCGCTAATTCTACATAACCAGCATAGAAATCATATGTAGCCATGCCACCTGTGTAGTTATAGTTCAATAGGTAAGTGTTAAGAATAGCACTACTGAATGGGTCAAAACTTGTGCTTGAAGGACCTGTCTCAAGACCTACTGTTCTACGGAAGATAGCACGAACGTTAATAAATTCACTTGGAAGTGTATATGTATCAACGTTCTTGATGATAGTCATCAAGGTGTAACCTTCTTGCGTAGAATTCTGCGCACGTTGTCTATACGTCTTAATAGCATAGTCATACGCCGCTTCATAATGTTGCGGATCTAATTCTAGATCAATGATGTCGCCACCTAAGCGTAACCTTAGGTTGTCGAACATCGCATCTTTTAGTTGCTGTAAATTAGCGTTAGTTGGGGTTGATAGTGGATCCGCAGCCATGTTATATTCCGATTAATAGTTGTATTTATCGGATTTTAAAGGTCTCCCTCTTTTCGATTCTCGCTGTAGTAAACGTCAAAGTGTCCGCCCGGGTATCGTGCTTCAAGTTTCTTGACGTTTTCAGCGACAACATCATTAGGGTCGAGATTCAATGCACGACATGCATTAACCCAATACCACATGATATCACCTAGTTCACGCTTCATGTGAAAGTGCGCTTCTTCATTGAGGGGCTTGCCCTGAAACACAATCTTCTTTACGATTTCTTGAAACTCACCTGTCTCGCTACCAAGACCGATAGCACCACAAAGCAATAATGGTACATTGATATCTGGACCATGAACATACTCACCGTTCGGACCATATGCTTCGTAATTGCCATCGATTCTGTCTAACACATTCATAAACGTAGTAAGATCATTACTTTGTTTACTAGTAACTGCTTCAACAAATTCCATATACTTGTTTAAATCTACATTATTCATACTAACTCCTTGAACATTTTTTTTCTACCTTCTTCACCTAGGATACTATCAAATATCTCTTTAGTACGTTGCATCATTGCACATGCCAACATTAGTTGATCATTGGCGTTCTCTGTTGACAATATAGCAGTATCTATGATTGTCATCATAGTTTCCATTCTTTTACCTAACGGATCAAATGATTCTTCCATTAGAATGCCTTTAGGATAATCATGTTTTCATTGAATCGACCGTTAGGTGTAGTCGATACAGCCTTGATGTCTTTGAAGTACTTACGTGCCGCGGGCTTACTTCCCATGACTTCTTTGATTTGCACTTCGGGCTTACGTAGTGTCTTAGTCTCAGAATTCTTAGTGCAGAACCCGATAACACTGTTACCTTTGACAGTCAAACTCTTGCCATATTCATCAGCAACTAAGTGAATCAACTTACGCTTCTTAGTATCATAGACCCAAGCCTCAGCACAACCATGCAACTTTGTAGATGGTACACTGACCAACTCAAGTTTCTCAAGTTTGAATGTCTTGAGATACTTGAGGCTACGCACAATCTTTTCGATCGGCACTGCTTTCTTAGCACGTGGCTTTCGCCCTGCCTTTTTAATATTGACGTATGAATTGAGGTCAGAGATAACCTTCTCAATCACGCCGATTATGTTGCGAACCTGTACCTTACCTAAATGTGAATATGCTTCGTTCAACTGCTCATCTTTACCTGCTTGCAACTCGGTATACTCATCCAGTTTACGTTGCCAAGCACTAGTCAAAATATTGATATGTTGCGGCAACACATTGTATTGTGTCAACACACTGACCGGATTGATGTTGCTTTCTTTCTTGCAACCACCTAGAATATATTCATCCCACTGCCCCTCAAGTTCTCCACCTGCTTCTAGAGCCTTCTCACGCATACGCTCTTGGATGTTCGGCTTGATGACTATAGTAGTAGTTACCTCTTCTGCTACTACCTCTTCCTTATCTTCCGTCAACAAACGTTCGATTTCTGAGGACAGTTTATTGATCGTATTCTCATCGTTGTATCCGCGCAACACGCATCGTGCCACGAATCCATAAGTAGTAGTCACATTGCTATCGCTTACGCGGCGAAATGCTTTTGCTTCAGTAATCTTGCCTGTAAAGTCAAGATATTGAGCAATAAATTCTTTAGCATCCTTCTTATCGTAGAAGTGATGATACCATGTTAGTGCTTCACCCAAACTATGTTTGGCTTTTTCTACACTAAAATCAGGTTCGGGTCCAAAATACTTAGCGTCTGCATCCCTGGGATTCAAGGGCTTGATTTCATGCGTTTTAGTCTTGACCATAGTAGTCTCCAATGCTATTATCAATTTACTTATTCTATCATCCTGTCTGATAAAAGTCAAGCCCTTTGTAAGTCATTGATTCTAAACGACTAAATACTGTATGCCCAAATTATCGCTATATCACCCAACGAAAACTAACGATTATAAATTCTTCGACAGGACGATTTCGGAGCAACTTACTGTGGGTGGAACTGACCTTTATATCCACAAATATATGGGCCCGTCTGCACAGACACCAAGTGCAGACTACACTCAACCGCAGTATGTCAGTCCTGATCCTACACAGATACAAGACTTATTGTTCTTAGAAAACCGCGATAGGGTTTATGATCCAAATATCTATAGATTGCGTGGACATTATAGCGTACAGAATCTAGACTTTGATTTAAGTCAGTTTGGATTATTCTTAAACAATGACATCATCTTTATTGCCGTTCATTATAACGACATGATCGATATCATTGGTCGTAAACTAATGGTAGGTGACGTATTAGAATTACCTCACTTACTAGATTACAACCCATTAAAAGAATCAATACCGGTAGCATTGAAGCGTTTCTATAGCATCACCGATGCTAACTTTGCTAGCGAAGGTTTCAGTCAAACTTGGTATCCACACTTATGGCGTATCAAGTGTGAGCCATTAGTAGATAGTGAAGAATTTAGCAATATACTCAAAGAGCCAATCAACAAAGACAATTATCTTGGTGATTGGGATCCTACTAAAGTATATCCGCCTGGTTATGTAATAAGTTATGGTGACAAGAACTACATCAGTAAGATAGAAGTTCCTGTAGGAATATATCCCCCAAATGAAACATATTGGGAATTAGATCCTAATCAGAATCTCAAAGATATCTTATCAACATATAACAAGAATCTTGATGTTAATAATGCGCAACTTGAAGAAGCAAAACGTATAGTACCTAAAGCAGGTTACAACAACAAAGACCTATATGTCGTTCCAACATATGGAATATATGAAAGCAACAACACATTATCAGGCAAACTGAATCAGCCGGCGCCACCTATCAATGTTGTGACATATAGTGGTGGAGCACCTAACACAGGTTCTTATGGTACTGTAGTCTACATGCGCAATCCTAAATATAAGAATCCTAGCGCAGGTATCAAAGTCAGTAAAGAATTATTGAAGAGCATATGGGATATGACTGCTGACATGGATTTCACTAAGATGGATATCCATGTACAAACAAATATGGAAGTCATGGAAAGTGCTCCTGCAGTCCTCAAAGAAGGTAGTGGTTCAAGATCGCTAGAAGGTAATAAAGTATTATCTGTCATGTCACTTGGTCCAGTTACTGGTCCATATGGTACTGCTGACAATACATATGCTACTGCTGACGCAGATCCAACTCAACCAGGATTTACTGGTACTATCAGTACACAAATGGATTGGCGTGCAGACTGCGATCCTGCATATCAATATATCAGTCGCGCAAGTCCAAGAAGTTTCGGTTATGAAGCAGGTTATCTATCAGGAGATGGTACTGCCCCTAACGGTTATCCAAGTGGCGCAGGCATTGCGTTCCCGCAAAATCCTCAAGTAGGTGATTACTTCTTGCGCATCGATTATATGCCGCAGATATTATATCGTTGGGACGGAAAATTGTGGATTCGTATATCAACTAATGTACGTACAGACACTGGATTCACAGCGGACGACCAAGCACAGAAATCTCAATTCATCAATAATGAAGCAGAGATATATAACAACAATACAGGTAACTTGATACCATCAGCACAACCATTATCAAGTATCTTACAATTAGCACCGAACAACTTACCCCCATTACCATAAGAGTAACACATGGCACAATTTTTTTACGACAATCAGATACGCAGATTTTTATTACAGTTCGCTAAGATTTTCAGCAACTGGTATGTGACTAAAGGCAAAGACCCTAACGGCAACGATATACTTGTACGTGTGCCGGTAATGTATGGAGATCAAAGTAGATTAGTTTCGACTGCAATTGCTAACAATAGTGCAAGCACACTACCGAGTGCACCTATCATAACCTATTGGATAACTGGATTAGAATATAATCAAAGTTGGATGCAGAATCCTACATACATTGAAAAGGTCAATGTGAGACAACGTGCTTATAATACAGAGACACAAAGTTATGAGCAAGTGCAAGGGCAAGCATTCACGGTAGAACGATTGATGCCTGTACCTTATACATTACGTATGCAAGTTGACTTCTGGACTACTAATTATAATCAAAAATTACAATTGATTGAACAGTTAGGTACTGTTTTTAATCCTAGCCTTGAAATACAAAGCACTGACAACTTTGTTGACTGGACTAGTTTAAGTGTTGTATATCAAGATGGTCTTACATTTAGTTCGCGTAGTATTCCGCAAGGCACAGGTAATCCAATCGATGTATTGAGTTGGAAGTTTTATATGCCTATATGGTTAAGCACAAGTACTAAACTCAAAAAGATGGGTGTTATCAATAAAATTATTGCTAGCATATTTAAGGGAAACGCATTACAAGACATGCAAGATGATGATTTGTTATTAGGTACTAGACAAAAGATCACACCATATGGATATAAATTATTATTGATAGGCAATAGATTGCAATTATTACCTCAAGATAGTGCATTCTATCCACCGAATACTGACTTGAATGACCCCACACCTCCCAACACAAATCTATATTGGTCTAGTTTATTAAATGTATACGGAGCATATAAACCGGGAATCAGTCAAATATGGTTACAAAATCCATATATGGAAGATGACATAGTAGGCACCATAGTACTTGATCCAGTAGATGATAGATTATTGATATATGACATCGATCCAGATACATTACCACAAAATACATTGAATCCAGTAGATGCTGTGGTTAATCCTCAGTTGCAAGGACCAAATGCAGGTCTGCCCGGGCCAGTGAATGGGCGCAGATATCTGATCGTAGAAGATATAGGAATGGCGGGAACGACTACGACTGCTTGGGGTGATCTTGTAGCAGAAGCGAATGATATCATACAATATGACTCTACAACCGGTGATTGGTTTGTTAGTTTCGATGCCGGTGCATCTACTACTGTAGAGTATGTTACCAATCTAACTACTAATATCCAATATCGTTATGTAGAGCAAGAAGGTCAATGGATGAAATCGTATGAAGGTTGGTACGATCAGGGCGACTATAGTATTGTAATCTAAGCAATAGAGTGTTATACTCTAGATATGAAAAACACTTCGGCAGGTTTATTCTTTTACAGCAAAAATACGGGTAGATTCTTATATCTATTGCGTAATGATGCCAATCATAGTTGGGGCGTCCCGGGCGGTAAGGTAGAAGAAGATGAAACGTTGTTTGAAGGATTAGAACGCGAATGTGTAGAAGAGATTGGATATTTTCCAAAAGATGCCAAATTGATTCCTATACAGAAATTTGTCAATAAGACTTTCACTTATCACACATTTTTCTGTTCAGTAGATGATGAGTTCATTCCTGTATTGAATGATGAGCATATCGGCTATGCTTGGGTAGGTGAGAATCAACATCCTAAACCCATGCATCCTGGATTGTTTAGCACAATCAATATTGATATTGTGAAAGAAAAATTAAAAAATCTTACTGAAAATAAAAACGGGGCTTAAGCCCCGTTTTTACTGAGATGAATCATCTCTCATCACATAGCAAAAAGCATCTTTACTGCTTCGACACCGGTCGCACCTAAAACTGCGGCCGCTCCCATTAGCATCCATTTTATCTTTTCAATACCAGATATCTTTTCTGCTAACTCGTCATGAGATTTTTTATTACTCTCTTGAAATTCTTTGAGAATAATTTTAGTCTCATCCATGTTCCTGTCTAGGCATTCGTGTAAGTCTTTTACTTCACTTTTGAGATCATCGATCTTCTCATCCAGATTTCTAAACTGGACTTGAAGTACCGCGATCTCAGTCTCGGCTTGTTCTACACGTTTAACTGCGCTTGCATTAGACATGATTTATTAAGCCTTATTAATAGTTACGATAGGATAAGGTTGTCCACCGTATGTATTAGCGGCATATGCAGTATTGAATGTCGAGAACGCAGGACTTGAATTGTTGATATTTGCTGTCTCATTAGGTAGAGCAGTAACACCCGAATTGGCAGTGAACAACTCAGCAGTATGATCGCTCAATGATTGAACAAATACTGTCGATGAGTTTGCGTATGTACCTTCGATATTGAAAGTATTTGGCAACAATGCTGTGTTTGCGACGTTAGCAGTATAGCAAGCGGCAGTCAAACCACTAGTTGAACCAGTGACTAGATACTTCTGCTTACCTTTCTGACGAACGATGAAACCTGCTTCTGGATTACCATAGATATATGCACCATCAGTTACGTTTGCTGTAGCATTGGCTGCAAATGTTGCGAATACAGCATTTGCATTTGCGATATCATCAATAGTACCAAGAATCACACCTGCGTCTGTGTACACGATTGTACCATCAGTCAATGTGTTTGCAAAGTCAGTACCGACACCATCTAAGTTTGGACTGTCGTCTGCACAAGTTATTGTGCCTTCACCAGTGATACCGATACATACACCAACTAATACTTGGTTACCATATAGTGCTGTGTTACCACCGACTACTGAATATGTGTTTGCTGAACCATCTGGGTTGTTGAAATATGCATCTACTAAACCAACTGTTGCTGACACTGTAACAGGGCCCGCACCCGATAAATTAACTGGTGTGTATGTTGGATTTGCTGATAATTCTGTTGCTGATACTGTGAAAGTAGTTGCTGACAATATTTTCAGTATCCAGTAAGTTGTACCTGCAACTAAGCCACCGATATTGCTTGCTGGAATGAATGGCATACCTGCAATGATACCTAGATTAGTTAAGTTTGATGATGTGGTGACTACTTCTGTTGAGGCATTAGTAGCAGTTAAAACTATGACTGCTTGAGCCTTTGCGATTTTTAATGGACGTCCCATTTGTTTTCTCCTGTTGATTGCGGGTTCTAGCCGCTACGCAGTGGGTACTGCATAAACTCTCACCATGAGAGTGTACAAACTATTTATCTTTTTTGCGTAATTTTATGATCCTGATGTACCTGTATCAGCGTGTGGCATACCAAGTTCAGTGATACTAAATTCACTACCAGCACCTCCACCGGTAGTAAGAAATGCTACTACATTGCCTTGACCACAATAAACGCTATTAAACTGGGATTGGTGTGGGAAAATTTGTGACTGTTGTGTAGCAATTGCGTAAGGAACACCTGCATTATTGAAAGTGTATGCAACATTTGATAGTGCTACTCCTGCATTAGCAGTAAGCGTTAAACTAGTAGCGTTAGCAATACTTGATATGATTCCAACTGTTGTTCCAGTTGTGTTACCTATCCAACCACCTACTTCAAGTTGAGTGTCGAATGCTGTTCCAACTCCAGTTACTGTTGCACTGTTAGTTGCTGCCGTTGCTGTACCAGTACCAACTACTCTAGGGTAACCGGTTACCGCGTGAATACCTACACCAGTAGTTGATATTCTAATCTTGTCTGTAGCAATATTAGCTGATTGCTGTGATACTAAATTACCTGTATATACGTATGATGCCATTTTCGTTATCCTATTTTGTATTTATTTTTAAATTCTTCCAACCATTACTTCGACAAAACCGTCGCCGTCGTCAACTTTATTTTCTATCGCTTTACCTATAACTGTACCTATCTTAGGAGTGCCTGTAACAACTTTAGCCAATCCATTTCCTGCACTAACAAGCATATCACCTTTACTTACTTTGCCGATAACTTTGACCGGTATGCGGCCTACCAAGGCTAAAATGACGGGGAACTGAGTTCGTAAGTCACCGTTCATCACATAAGAAGGGTTAGTAGAAACTACCCCTGCTAATTTGTTAGTTTCTATGCCGGCAATTGTAACTTCTTTTTCACCACCGAACTCTAATACAGTACCGGGTAGATATGCTTTGTCAGCAGAATAATATTCTGCAAGGTCAGCATAAGTCGCTGTCAATCTTGAGCCTGAAGTTAAAGTCCAGTTACCAGTGATAGTACCTGCTGTTGTGTTACCTCCAGTAGTGATCGCGGTTGTTACTGTTGTTTGTAAATTAGCATTACCAACAATTGTTAATTGATTTGTATTATAGTTCCATGTGAAGTTGCTGTCTCCGGCAAAATCTGTACCTGAATTATACTGTACGCTATATGTTGTTCCTGCTACCAATCCACCATTTGCTGTTACAGTATTGAATATGGCAACTCCTGTATCTGTAGGATACACTCCATATCCTGAAGTATTTTCACCAGAAACTAATCCTGAATCAGTATATAAATCATATAGTTGTAGATTGCCGGGCACTGTCTTTAGGAAGAAGACGTTACCATTTAAATTAGTTGCAAAACCACCTGCACCTGTTATACCATTGATCGTGACTTCAACACCTTGTGCGAATGGATATGGTTCTGATAGAGTAATTCTACCAGGATTAGCGGCACTGATTGTTTCTATATTTTGTGCTACTATTCCTTTTGGAGACCATGACAATCCACCGGACCCATCTGTGGTCAATACATAACCTATAGCGCCGCCTTCAATAGATACGTTTGTGACGTTGCCTAGATTTACAAATCCGCCATTTACCCAATTATTACCATCATATACTAACACTTGACCATTGGCTAGTGTAGATGAATCAATGGATATATTACCATTCACACCTTCTATCTGATCGAACGATATCTCACTATATGCAGTAAGAACTTCGATGTTTTCAATGTTGCCGGTGGTTTTGCCTATGAACAGGCGTCTTTCATCGGTAGCGAAACCAAACTCGGCCTCGTCTAATTGTGGAAGATCAACGAGATCACCCGCGCGTTGTTGTATTTTTGAAATCTGTATAATAGACATAGTTGTACATTTACCAAGTAGTACAACTATTTATGCTATTGTGTTACAAGAACTGAGTATAATATTTGTCTAGTCTAGTATACCATAGATCAGTATACTTGTCAAAATCAGCACCCTCTATTATGAATTCTTGATATTCATTTGCGGCTGAACACATGAAAATAACGCCCTTACGTATTTTAGTGCCCCAGACTTCATTGTGTGCTGTTGCATAGGCCGCAGTCTGCACAAAATAGTCTTCGATCCACTCACGCTTCTTGGGCTTGTTCGTCTGCTTGTGGTCCATTATCGCTTCTTGACCACCATGGACACCTACTAAGTCTGTGGTCCCTGCATAAACTTCAGGAAAGTATAAAGATACTTCCGTGCCCCAGAACTCGGTGCAGTTGGATAATCCTTTAGATATGATTGAATGTGCCATCTGATGGCTTTGGATACTGTATGGATTGCTACCGGGCTCACCTGTGACTCCTGTCTTTACATAGTTCTCAAGCCACTTGTGCATTCGTGTTCCACGACCAGCGGCTTCAGTAGTGATCTGTTGAGCCTTCTCAGGTCCAACACGCTTGCGCCACTCATGTAACGCTTTCTTGCTCTCTTCAGATTTTGTAGCATCTAAGATAGTTGTCACGCTAGGAACAGCATGACCATCGGGAGTCATATATTTTCGTGAGCCGTTAATGGTCTCGCGTTTTAACTCTTTATATGGGAATTTATCAGGTGTATAAATCAAACTCTAAAACTCTCTCCGCATCCACAGCGGTCTTTTTCATTAGGGTTGCTGAATTCAAAGCCTTCATTCAACCCTTGTCTTTTATAGTCTATGGTCATTCCTGTTAGATAAACAAATGATTTTGGATCGATAAACACTTTAAATTCTTCATAATCAATAACATGATCATGTTCAACGTGGTTATCCACAAACTCTAATACGTAAGCAAGTCCAGAACATCCTGTAGTCTTGACACCAATTTTGATGCCTAGACCTTGACCACGTTTATTGAGATGGTGTTTAATTTTTGTTTTTGCTATCTCAGTCAAAACAATCATTTGTATATTATACTTGATAAAAAGTTAATTACAAGTTATTTGGTCATTGCTGACTTAGCCATCTTTGCGACGACTTCTTTACTTTGCTCAGGAGGAGGGGCTTCGGCTTGTGCTGGTTGTTGTGGCTCTAAGCCTTTGAATACTACTGTGTCACCTTCTATGTTACTCACTACATTTTTTAGTGGTTTATTTTGAATCATAGAATATAGATCGTTAGTTGAAAAAGTAAGATCAAACTTCCTAAAATAGGTCAATAGTTTATCTACTGTCCAGTTGTCTGTAATCTGCTGGTTTTCCAATGCGGTTTTAAGTTGATCGGTAGCGGCGATCAACTTAACTAACTTCGGATCATTGACGAATTCATAGAGGTACATTTTACCTCAACTCGCGACCAACTCCGCCTGCTGGTTCTGTTTCTGGTTCTTCTTCTGGTGCAATCTCTGCATCCATTTCAGCACCGGCAACTTCTTCACCACCGGGGGTAGATGTAGCCGCAACGTCAGTAACAGCCATTTCTTCACCGCCTGTTGGAGGTGCACCTAATGCTTCAGGGCTACCAACACCAGTCAATGCATTCATAGCATTTTGCATTTCAGATTTACTCTGACTCAATGTTTGATTCAATGTAGTTAACGCGGTGCTTGCTGCCTGATTGAATGCACCTGATTCAGTAACGCCGATCTCTGATTGAATGCTGTCTGTCAATGCAGGTAGTTCTTTAACTAACATATCATTGACTTCTTCAATCATTTTCTGAAGGCTGTCGAGCATATCTTGTGCTGCCAAGATAACCTGTGATTTTTCTACCTGCTCGTTTTCAACAACGATTCTAGCAGATTTAGTATTTTTATAATGCTCTGTCAATGCTTGAGCCATGAATACTAATTTCATGTATGAAGGATGCGTGTGGTTCTTGTAGAAATCAGGACTTGATTTTGCTTCCTTGATCAGTCCAACTACCTTCTCTAGCATAGTTTTAGCCTGTGCGCGATTCAGTCTTGATGTATCAAAACTGAAATCAAAGTTGGCCTTAAGAGCCTGTGACGCTGTGTGTGTTTTGTCTAGTTCGTTGAGTCTCATGGTTAATTCCCATATTAATAGATATATTTATCAGTAATCAATACTTTTCGTCTTGATATTCCTGATACTTTTTAGTCTGCAAATGCATAGAAAGTGAGGTGTAGCCCTCAATCTCTTTTAACGCATTTTTTCTCCTGAGTTTTTCCTCTTCTAGTTTTGCTAGATAAATGAACTTATCAGGAATTTCCCTTTTATTCATCAATTTTTTATGCTGTGCTATAGCGACATCTAATGCCCCTATAATCTGGTCTAATTCTCTTAGTCTTTTTGTCTCTTTACATTTCTTATTCTTCTCAAATACGCAATGAGTCACTGCATATTTAAGGCTAGAAAACTCATATTCAGGGGCATACGGATCATTGATAGTTACTATCTTAAATATTCCGTCCTCTTTAGGAACAATGATATATGTTCCAAACAGGTTATAACTCCCGTCATACTCCTTGACGATAAAGATATCCTTTATCTTTTTGGCTAGATAAGACTTATTCATATTCATATTTAACAAAATAAATGTTCCTTTTTTCCAAAGTTATATCTAACCTATCTCCTGTATTGTGCCATTGACTATCACATTGAATCATAGGTACTTCTGAACAGTCTTTATATAAAGACCCTAGATCACTGACCCCATCTTCAAATACACTTTGATGTTGCACCTCAAACACGAATTTCCATACAGGAACAGTTTTCTTATCTGTAAGCATAGTACCGAAATAATGCTCCTTACTAAAGTCTATTTCTAACCGTATAGGATCTTCAATGATATCGGGCTGTGCGCGTAATGATATGACTTGCAATATAGTATCGAAATTGCATTGTGTGTTACGTTTTCTATACCATGCATTTGTATCTGTTATATCATCACCCGGTCTAGCACGATTCAATACTCCTGTCTTTGTGATATCGAATAGTGTGTAGCAGGTAATCCTGTGCATGTCTTTATTTAAGGCAAAAAAAAGACCCGAGAATAAATCTCGGGCCCTTTATGCTTCAACTTAAACTAATGATTAGTTAGTAAAAGTTGCTGAGGCTGATACAGTTACAGCATTTGCCCAAGCGGGACCTGTAGCTGATTCTAGTGCAGTTACTAGGGTAGCAGTTGTCCATGCACCTGTTGGGTATACAGCGAATGCTAATGTGTCGTTAGATGCGTCTGTGTATTCATAGATGTAGATAGTTGCTAACTGCTGAATTGTTTGAACTGCTGAGTTAACTTGAGTAGTTGTCAAAGCACCGTTTGCAGTTGCAGTGAAGAAGTCCAACTTTGGACCTTGTGGCTGAACTGTTAATGCTGAAGAAACTGCGTTAACGCCTGTGTTTGTGTAATCTGGCTGATCTAACCATAATACTGGTTTTAGGTCGCCATTAACTCTTGTAAATTGTGCCATTTTAAAATCTCCTAATGTTGTGAGACCTACTGTCTCATACTATTATTTATGCCTGGCACAAAAAAAATGCTGGTTTGGCTAGCGTTGGCCAGCCAAATTCTGACGGCTAAAGCCCATTCTATCTACGAATTTCAAGCCGTTTGACACAAAACCTTCTTGGCTTTGCTGGCCACTCTGTAGATAGCCCTTGACTGGACTTTGCTCTGCTTGCTTTGCTAGTTGTTCGACTACTTGATTCTTGAGGTTATATACAGCGACCCATATATTGAACAGACCTTCTATGCCTGCTTTGTTGGCATTGATATGATCTGATAACTTCTGTTTCATGCTAGGAGTCATAGGGCGGCTCTCAAAGTAGTCCATGAAGTCGCTTGCTAGATTGCTTAGATCACCCGATACGATCTTTTTATTGATATACGTTGTGAACAATTGATTAAATGTATTACGTGCTTGCGGAGCCTGCATCAATTTCTTTACTGCATTTCCATATTGCTTTACAGCAGACTTAGCATTATTGACTAGCCCTTGATCTAGTTTCACTGAAGGGACTATAGGCATAGCACTAGGAATTATAGCGACATCGCTATTGTTCTTTAACTGACCTATGCTACCGTTCAACGGAGTTGATTCATCAGTAGTAGCGGCATCAGCAGGAATAAATTGATGCACCGCGATACCAGCAGTCTTGCCTGTGATGAGTTTACCTATCTCGCTATCAGCATCTACTGTATATGCTATACCGTTAGGATTCGCTTTAAATTTATACAAACCGTTTTGTTCTTTAAGCGGTTGCCCGAATAACATGTCGCCCCAGTAGTAGCCCTGAGTTCCTTCACTTGCCTTCTGTAGACCGGCCCAAATGTTTGTAATGATATTATTAAGTTCACCACGGTCAACCCCCCTCGCTCTATCGTACTCTATGAATTGTTCTGGGCTGTATACTTTTCTTCCTGACAGGTCCTTCTTATTGAACATATGCTTATCCATGATGCTGAATTTTCTATCAGGACCATGGCCAAATATTAATGCGGGATATCCGTCCCACTTAATAGTGATTGTTTTAGGATTCTTAGCAGTAGCAAGTATAGAACTGATAGCCTGATTTGCACCTGCAACATCTGACAATATTACTAGGTCTTCAGGGTGATCTAAGTGGCCTTTGCCCTCACGCAATAGTCTAGCATCTTCGTCAAATTGACGAAATCTTTCTTTCATATGTTGAAAGAATTCCGGTTCGTTCTTAAACTTCATTTTATTTGTCTTGTTTTCTACCTTGATCTGAAACAGCCCATGCAATATTTGCTATATCAGTCAAATCTTTATTAAGAGTTCCTGCCTTATAACTTTGCGGCATGCGCTTTAATATATCATCTACTTGTTGTTGTGAAGATCCAAAACTTATTCCTCTCAAGAAACCTTTCATGAAATTATCACGCAACCATGAACCAATGCTGGGCTTACCTGTTCCTGCTGCCGGTGCACCGGCTGCGGCTGGTTGAGCACCTGCGGCTGGTGCGGCTGCTGGTTGACCTGGGCGCTTAAACACTCCCTTGATCTTATCCATGATACCTTCATCAGTTTTCAAGAATCTATCTCTATCTTCTCTTTCTTTTCTCTTCTTGGCAAGCAGACCTTGGATACGGTTAACTGCTAATTCAGGATCATATCCTGCTTTCTTTAATGCATTTCTAAACTTCTCAGAAGAATGCATTTTGTGATATATCTCTGTGAGTCTATCTTCACCTATACTCTCTTGTATAGTCTTCTGCTTATTGCCTTTAGCATACTGACCCATGAACTGCTGATGTAAGTTCTTAACATCATAACCTGCATTATTTGCTTTAAGAATTTTATCACCTACTCTTATTAGATAATCTTTATTAAGACTTACTTTACCTAAATC